CGCGACTTGCGCCGTCGAGCACGTTGACGTTGTGCGTCGTATTCGTGCGAAACGAAGCGCCGGTAATCGTGACGTCTCCGGGCGGGATGCCGCCGTTCGCGTCGACGTTCAAACCGTGGCGAAAGTTAGACTCGAAAACGCCGCCCGTGATGACCGTGAAATAAGCCTCTTGGCCGATGAATGCGCCGTCGTAGGTGTTGGCGCGCGACCAGATGTCGGTCAGCACGTTGTGCGCCCCGCGCTGAATCTTAATCCCGCTGACGCCGCATTGATAAAATTCAAGGCGCTCAAACATGGATTGCGACGTAAAGTCGCAGAAGATGCCGTCGCCGGAGCCGACCGTGCCTTGAATCGTCAGGTCGCAGATGCGAAGCGAGACGTTGTAAAAAAGCAGGTTCCCGATCGACGTGATGCAGGGGCCTTGCCCGTAGTTGTGAATGATCGCGTTGCCGCGCCCTGCGCCCCTGAGCGTCTTCGCCGCTAGGCCGTTGGGCACCTGAATCGCCCCGCTCGTCGGCGTGCCGTCGTTCGAAACGCGGTACGCGCCCTCGGGGAAATACACCTCGTCGGAGGCAGCGATCGCCGCGTTAATCGGTGCGGTCACGTCGAGCAGCAGCGTGCCCGCCTTCACGTCGGCAATCTGCGCAACGGTCATGAAGTCGAAGACGCTGACTGACTCTTGCAGCTTGCTCGTGAGGATGCGCGTCGTCGAGCCGATGCCGCCTTCGACGTAGGTCACTTGGTCGGAGGTCAGCGAGCCGGTCGCGACCGCAAGCGGGATGCGCACCGTCGCATTGAGCGACGAGAGAACGAGCGTGTTGTCGCTCTGATGCACCGCCACCGAGAAGTCGTCCGCGTTGACGTAGAGCCTGCACGCCGCGCCCTGGTACTGCGGGAATCCGTTCGTCGTGCGCACCGGCTGCGCGACGGGAATCGTCAGCAGCGCATCGACGAAGACGGGAATTTGATTCGACAGCGCAGGGAGGCCCGCCGCGCCGAAGTAGAGATAGCCAGCGTCGAGCGGTTGCCCGTCGCGGTCGTGAAACGTCGGGAATGGTTCGGAAACGGAAAAGGCGCTCATGGGGTCGGCTGCTCCTCGGGGGTCGTCGTGCGTGCGGTCCTTGCGCCGCTGATGCGCTTCAGGATGGCGGCTTCTTCGGCGCTGCCGACCTTCGTCGACGGCAGACGTAGCAGAAGACCTCGCACCATGGGCGACTCGTAGAGGCGAGCCATGAGGCCAGCGCCGCCGAGCGCCGCAGCGCCGCCGAGCGCGCTGCCGGTGAGTTGCCCAGCGCCAACCGCGGTGAGCGAAGCGACGCCCTGCTGACCGCTGTTCGTCAACACGCCAGCTTCTGCGCCTCGTCGAGTTGCCCCGAGGACGCGCGTAAGGCCCTCGATGCGACGCTTGTCGTCGCCCTTGAAGAAGATGCCGAACTGAGGGCCGAGCTTGTCGACCTGCGACACGAACCGCTCGACGCTCAGCACGTCGTTCGTCGTTGCCTTCTCGGCTGCGTGCGCGAGCAGCGCAGCCTTCGCGTTGTCACGCCCTGCGTCGCTTAGGTTGCGATAGAGGAGGCGCACGTCACTCGGCTTCGACGAGAAGAGAATCCCGCGAATCGCCTCCGGCGTATCGGTTCCTTTTTCAATCGCAGACTTGAGCGCGCTCGTCTTGAGCTCGCCCATCATCGAAGAGAGCTTCTTGTTCGCGTCGGTCCACTTTGCGATGTCTTGGGGCTGGCCGTTGCCGCGAATGAACGTGCTCATGTCGTCGCGTAGCGCGCCGTAAATTGACGAGAGCGACTTCTCGCCAGTCGAGCGCACGCTCGCGAGTTCTGGGGCCTTGAACGACTCGCCGAGCTGCTTGCGGAGGTCTTCGATGTTGGCGAGGCTCTGCCCTTGAATCGACTGCCTCCAGTCATTAAGCCGCGCGACGACAGGCTCAAGCTCCTTCGTCTTAAGCGCTTGGAGCTTTGCAATCTGCTGGTCAATCGCTGCCGTCGCACGCGCGACCGGCACCGCGGCCCCGGAAGTTGAAAGCCGCTTAATCACGTCGGTCTTTTGCGCCGCGTACTTGCCGACTTCTGCCCCGCGAGTCGCAAGGAGGTCAGCCATCACCGCATCGGATGCTTGCGCCGAAGGGCCTGCGCCGAAGTCGACGAGCACGTCGCGCACTGCGCCGATGCGCGCCTCTTGCTGCGCTTGACGCACGGGGCCGGTGCCGACGAGCGGCACCCGCTCGCCTAGCGACTGCGCCGCCTTGCCCATGAACGTACGTGGCGGGGCAACGTCGCTCGTCAGGAGAGGTACGCCGACCTTCTCGGCTTCGGTCACGAGCGCCCGCTCTGCGGCGTTTGCCTGCGCGGCTGGAATGATTTGCGTGCGCGCTGCGCGAGAGCCAGCGACGCCGCCAATGAGCGCCGCGATGGCTTGCCCGCCTGCGCCGACGCCGAGCTCGCTCGCCGCCTGCGCTGCGAGGCCCGAACCAACGCCGCCAGCGAGCTGCGCGGCAGGTTGTTCAGCCAAGAGACCGCCAACAGCCTGTGCCAACGGTGCCGCGGTCTTTGCGAGCGCCTGACCTGCGCCGACGCCGGTGGCCACGTCTGCTGCGCTGCCTGCCGCCGATTGAAAGAGCCGCTCAATCGCCGTGCTCGGCTCGGCGACGCCTGCCCGCGTCATGAGCTCGTTCAGCTTCGAGACGAAGGGCTGGTCGACGCCGAGGAGCTTCGCCGTGAGGAGCGCGCCGCCTCCGATGGCAGCGCCTCCAGCGGCAGTCGCCCCGACGAGCGGAGCTGCAAGCATTCCAGCGCCCGCCATAAGCATCGCAGGGGCGACGCCGCGCAAGATGCCGCCACCGATGCCCGCGAGCGTAGTGTCGGGCTCTACAAGCTGACCAGCGCCAGCGCCGAGCCCGGTCGGCGTACCCTCGCGAGGCGTTGCAAGCGTTGGCTCGATGCCGACAGGCGCAACCTCGCCGCCATATTTCCTGTACGATTCGCGAGCCTGCTCAAAATTGGTCGGTTGAGCAACAGGTGCGGTCTCTGCTGCGCTCGCAGAGCGCGCAGCCTGGTAAGCCTTCGCCACCGTGTCGAAATCGGGCGTGCCCTTCTTCGCGGCGTTAGCGACAATCCACGCGGCGTAGTCCTCGGCGCTCGCCATCACTTGCTCCTGCTTAGGATTGCGTCGGCAGCGCTGAAGCCGTTGTTCGTCGGTGCGGCAGGCGTCATCACGGGGCCAGGTTGCGCGGGGGCTTTTGGCTCTTCGTCCTGCGGGGCGGAAAGGAAAATCGACGCGGGGTCAAGGCCTGAGCGTTTCGCTTCGGTCGTGTAGGCGGTTCTTATTTTAGTTTCGTCAGACTTATAACCTTTATATATCTTAGAGGCTTGTGAACGAAACGACACGCGCTGCTCTGGATTCAGTCGTTCGCCGTTTTGAAGTTTATTAAACTGATTTCGAATTTGTTCTCCGACGCCTGTTGCATTCTGCGCGGTTGCGAATTCGCCTTCTTTGACCGCAGAGCCAGGGTCAAGCATCTTCATGTAATTGAAAATGAGCGCAAGGTCTCCGGCTGCGGTGTCTTCAGACGAATCCAGCCGCTCAAACGTCCGGCGCATTTCCGTGATCGGCTTAATAGCGCTGTTAAAATCGTCGCGAATCTTGCCCTCTGCGCTCAACATATCCTTGAGAGAAAGCGCTGGCTTCGCAGGGCCGCCGACGCCCATCGGCTTAGGCTTCAGCTTGTCGACTTCGAGCTTTTCGCGGAGCTCGGCAAACATCGCCTTCGCCTCTGCGACCTTCGCATCTGAGTACGCCTTAAGGTCCGTCGAATCTTCGAGCATCCGATCGCGGCGCTGGTCTTCGAGCTTGCCGAAAGTTTCGCCGTACTTCTCCGGTCCCATCGCCATCGCTACCGCCGTGTTAAGGCTCGTCTGCGCTGCGTTGAGGTTGCCATAGAGAACGAGGTTCTTTTGCACGTCTGCCGCGTCGGCTTCGCGCGTCTTGCCTGCGTTGCGCAGTGCCTCGGCTTGCCCGTTCAGGAGCTCGCCAGCGGTGACGCGATCGCCAGCGTTAAGCGCTGCGACGATCGGCTGAATCTCTGCGACCTTCGTCTCGCGCTCCTGCGTGCTGAGATTTGCGAACGGCGTCTTGAGCTGCTCGACGGCTTCCGGGTATTTCAGCATGAGTTCGTTAAGGCCCTTGGCCGAAAAGCCCTCCGCACCGAGCTTGCCGAGCTCGCCTTGGAACTCTTGCGCGCGTGCTTGCTTTGCGGCGATGCCGCGTGTTTCGGCTTCCGTCTGCTGACGCTGCGCAGCCGTGAGGTCGGCGCGCTCCATGAGCCCGGCGAGCTGCACGCCTTGCTGAAGCCCTGCGGTAACGGCTTCGGCTGGATTCGGTACGCTTAGCATATAATTGAAAGGCTGGTTCATAAGTTAACCTCCGCCAAAGGCGAGTCGGCGCTGGTACTCGCTCATGCCGTTGTATGCGTTGGCCGCATCTGCGCCCAACCCGCCGCCAGCAGGTGCCGCGCCTCCGCCACCGCCAGCGAGCGGCCCTCGCCCCATCGCACCGAGCCCGCCGAGGGTGCCTAGAGCCCCGCCGACGCCGCCGAAGATGTTCGCCATGCCTTGCCCCTGCGCGAGCGCTGCGCCTGCTGCCGCTTGCCCTTGCGCGCCGAGCTGGTTCATGACGCCTTGCGTGCCTTGTTGCCCGTAGCCTGCCGCGCCCATTGCGCTCTGCTGGCCCATGCCAGAGAGTCCGCCTAGCTGCGCCATCTGCTGATTGATGAGCTGCGAGAGCATCTGAGGGCGAAACTGCGCGAGCGCTGCTTGCGTGTTGCCGCCCCTGAGCCCGCCCGTCGCCGATGCGTTTTGCAAGATGGCGTTCTCGCCTTGCTCGACCATCGCCTGGAACTGCGGACCCTGCTCAAGCTGCGCAATCGCCGCCCGTTGCGCATCGGCCCCGCCGAGCCCGAGGAGCGCTTGCTGCTGCCCTAGCGCGCCTTGCCCTGCCTGCATGTACGGCGCAAGGAGGCGCTCCATCTCGGCCTGCTGGCGGCGCTGCTCACCGATCGCCGCCTGCGATGCGTCGCGCTGCGCGCCTGCTGCCGTGTCGGCGGCTCCGGTCTGCGCGTAGTAGCTGCCGACGGCACCGATGACCGACCCGCCGATAATTGCTGTTGCGACAAATGCCATCACGCCTCCCTATCAGATAGCTCGTGGACGCGCAGCCGTTCGAGAAGCGCGTGCGTCTCGTTGTGGATGTCGCTTTTGATAACGATTTGCTCTTCGAGCTTGTCGAGGTCGCGCTCGTCGGTGGCGTGGACATTGTGAAAAACGATGTCTTCGAGCACGAGCGCAACCTTGCGCCCTGGCGGAGCGATGAACGTCAGCGGAGCCGAAACAGTCTTAACGCCTTCAGGCGTTGCGATCGTCATGCTGCCTTTGAGCAGGATGCACACGTGCTCGAATCGGTGCTCGTGCCCGACGATGAGCGTGCCAGCAGGTGCCGACATTTGCCGAACGTAGACGCCCGAAGCAAAGAAGTGGTCGATCGGGCAATCGACCTGCGGAAGCGCAAGCATCGCCCCTTCGAGCCGCTCAATCTTCTCGGCGTCGTCGTCTCGTGCTGCTTGCGCAAGCGTGCTCATTCGCCCCCGAAGTCCTTCTCGTCCCACGCCTGGCACACGCGCAGGTCGTGGCACACGAAAGAGAAGTTCGTGCAGAATCCACGCATCCCAGCGTCGACGTCCCAGGCGTTCCAAGGGATGCGCTCCATCTTGACCTGTGCCCTGGTGCTGTTGTCGTAGTACTCGCAATTCGAGCAGCGACGGCGACGAGCCTCGGCTTCTTCGAGCTGCATCGTCTTCGCAATCGCGCGCCAGTAGTCGGCGTTCGCCCCGCGCTCGTTCGACGGCTGCTCGGGTCCGAGCTGCCAGTCTTGGATGACCATGAGCGTGTTTTTCTTGTTCTCGCTCGTCGACGGGAACGGCTTTTCGATCGGGATTCCGAGCATCATCATGTGAACTGCACTCCGTTTGAAGAGCCGAAGAGAGCGCTCGCCGCGCTGCACTCGTAGCGAATGATTTCCCCGGGGGCCAGCAGCGCGCCGACGACCTCGGGGCAGAGGTACGTCTCGCCGGGGAGGACGGTTTGCGCGATGATGATCGGCGACGAGGCGAGCGACCCGAGGCGCACGGTAAGCGTTACGTTAGCCGCGCTCTGATTGGCAAATGCCATGTAGTCGATGCGCGTCTTCGCATCTGTCGACGTGTAGGCGGTCGTGGCTGCATTCGGCACGAACGCCGGGGCAATGAGTTGAGAGGGCGTAACGGCCATTTAGACTTCCTGCGTGACGGTGAGAATAACCGAGGGGATGGCGGGAACGACGCCCGCCGCCGCGAACGTGACGATTTGAAGAGCCACGTCGGACACGGCGTAGACGAGTTCGAAGTACTCGCCAGGGGCTAGTCGTAGCACCCAATTCCACGCGGCGACGAGCTCGGCGTTGTTGCCCTGGATGCGCACCTGCGACGCGGAGCCGGGCACGTCGACGCCTGAGATGCGAGGCCAGAGCCAGATGCGATGGTTGCCGCCCGACGTGTTGTCGAGCTGCGCCGAAAATTGGAAGTTGAAGATGCCGCCGTCGGCGACGTAGACGCGCGACGTGTTCACCGGGGCGCGCCAGATGCCGCGCTCGATGTCCACCACGTCGAGGTCGACCCGATACGCCACGTTCGGGAGCGTTGCGACCTGAGTCACGAGCGAGGAGAACGTCCCGACGCCGACGCGCTTCGCAGGTGCGACGGGAGGGAGCGCCGCACCGGCCATTGCGAGGTCGGAGATGGCCCCTAACGCGCCCTTTACGGCTTGAGCGATGGCCAGGGCGTTCGATGCTTCGCCCGCCGCGTCTTGGGCGAGCTGCGCGACTACGCCTGCGAGGGAGTTGACGCCTGCGAGCGCGGCTCCTGCGTCGATCGCTGCCGAATCGACGCCCGCCGCTTGCACGTAGTCGACCGTCGAGAAGAGCAGCTCGAATTGCTTAATCTGCTCGTGTTCGGTGAGGAACTTCGCGAGCTGGTCACGGGTGAGGCCGAAGCGCTTGACGGCCATCACCAGACCAGCGGTTCAAGGGTTGCTTCGAGGCGGGCGATCGGCAGGTGCGCCGACGAGTCGCCGCGGAAGCGCTGAATGCGGAAGCGCCGCATCGAGCCTTGACGACGCCAGACGATGCGATGCTGCCGAGCGCCGAAGGCTCCGACGCGCACGGTCTGGTCGTTCGACCACGTGAGCCCGTCGAGGCTGTAGCTCGTCGAGATGAGCGGGTTCTCCCCGAAGGGCACCGAGCCAGGGAGCGCGATGAGTTCGAGCTCGTGGAAGATGACGCCGTTGCCTTCGTTGTACGCGATCGGCGTCGAGAGCTCCCAGCGCACGCGCTCGCCCCAGTGTGTCGAGACCGTCTGCACGCAATGGCCGAACGACGTGCTCGCCGGGTCGCCGACGCACCATCGGTCGTAGGCCCACACGAAGTTGCGTGCGCGGTACTGCGCGATGCCTTCGAGCGCGCTGACGAGCACGAACCACACGAGCGAGCCGAGCGCCTTTGATGCGTTGGCGTCGAAGACGAGCGTGCGGTCGGGAAGGTGCATGTAAAGCAGCGCGTGCGCCCTGTCGTTGCGCGCTTCGAGCTTCACGCCTGCGAGCTGCGCTTCGGTGTAGGTTGCAAGAATCTCGTCGACTTCTTGCGTCGAGATTTTATTCGCCTGCGCGTTCAGCCCGACGAAGACCTCGGGGGCCTCGTTGCGACCGCTGCCGAGGAAAGCGATTTGCTCCTGATACGCGCAGCAAGCAAAGGTGCCGACTGCGCCCTTCATGATCTGCGCGCCCTCGATGCGCTGAAACGGGAAGCCTGAGCCGCCGACGTTGTCGAAGAATTCGATCGTGTTGCGGTTGATCGCCGCGACCTCGTTGCGCACCTTCACGAGCGCGACGATGGGATCGGGGTCCGCTTCGCTGGAGGCGTACTTCAGCGGCAAGACGACGAACGGATCGTTGAGTTCAGTGACGATGAGAAACTCGCCGTCGGTCGCCATGAAGTAGCCATCGACCCAGCAGAAATCCACGACGGTTCCAAGGTCGGGGTCGACGACTTGCGCGAGCGAAGAGCCGGTGAGGTAGTAGAGCCGACCGCCGCTCGCAATCGCGAGGCGGTCGAAGGAATAATCGAAGGTGACGAGCCCGCCGGGGCCTACGTCGCCGAGGTCTTGCACGATGCCCGTAGGGTCGATGCGCACGAGCCGCGTGCCCATCACGCGGTAGAGGCTCCCCTCCCAATTAATGCCGCCGCGGTCGATGCCAGGGCCTACGCCGTCACTCACGATGCCGTCGCCGGGGCGCAGGTACGAGTCCGAGATGCCCGTCGCCATCGGCACGGGCACCATGTTCACCGGGTACGCCGTTCGGAAGTCGGGCGTCGTCGTGGCGTAAATGCCTGAGAGGAGCGGGATGTTTGCCATCTTACCACTTCACCTTGTCTGCCCAATAGGCCGCGCTCATCTTACCCTTGGCGATGTTCGCCGCGTGGCGAGCCTTGAACGATGCGCGGCGCTTCTTGTCGGCTTCGGATTCGCCGGCTTTGGGAGGCGAGCCGCTGACGCCCTGCTGACCGAATCGGATGAGCTTCTCCTTGCCGCCTTCGCACGCCTTGACGACGTGCGACTTCGTCGCGTGACTCGGGGTCCGCTTCGGAGTGTTGCACTTCGCCGCAGCGGCCATCACTCGTTCGCCGAGGCGGGTTCGAGCTGCACGTCGAGCGCCTTGCCGAGCACCTCGACGGACTCGGCGACGCCGACCGCTTCGGCGAGCTCCAGGAGCCCCGCCTTCTGCGCTCGATGCGCGACGATGACGAGGTTCTTCAGCGCGTGTTCGGGGGTCATGGCGACACCTTGAATCCGTTGACAATCTGCACCAGCGCGGGGGCGTCTGCTGCCGCGTCGACCGCAGCCTGAACGGCTGCATATTTGGCCCGGATGCCTGCTCGCGCAGCTTCCGCCGCTGCGTCGTCTGCGCCTGGAATGCGACGCGCGATGACTTCGTCGAGCGGCGCAAATTCGGCCGTTCGCGCGGCGCGGCGAAGCTCGTGCGCAATCTCTTTGGCCTTTGGGATGTTGACGGTAATCACGACGGCACCTCTTCGGCTGCTGGTGGCTCGGGCACGAAGGGCGTTTCCAGCACCGCTGGGGGCTCTTCTGCGCGCTTTGGAAACTCGTTCGACTCGCCGCCCACGCCGTCCGTCAAGAGCGCAGCATCGACCTCCCATGCGTTAAAGAAGGGGCCATCGGGCGGGAGGTCTGCCACGTTGACAATCTTGAAGGGCCGTCCCGCCGGAACGTCTTTGAGCGCGATTGCTTCGATGCCCCAAACCCCGAGGGCTTCGGCAGTCGGCATGCAGACGGCGACGCCGCCCGCTTCGTTCTGATAGATGATTACTTGGTCCATGTTACTCACCGGAAAAACGCGATGTTAATGTTTGCTGAGTCAACGACTGCCGTCGCTTCGACGTTTACCCAAACCGAACTCGTCGTTGTGCGCGAGGCAAACAAGTCGTAAAGCTGGCAGTCCGTGTTAACCG